GAGTTGACTAGTTTTTGATGCAGCCCTAGTGCAAAGCTGGTGACTTCTTCAAACCCATCGGAACCAAACCACTGGTTTTTTGCCTGCCAGCGCAGGGTCTTTTCGTCCGGTTGAACAGATTGGGTCTGCTGTTGTTGAGGTTGTACATCATATTCTTCCACTTGTAAAGGGGGTGGACGAAAATTTTGTGCCTGTTGTAATTTTGCCTTAGCCTCAAACAAAGCCTCTTGAGCCGCAAGGATGGCATCGGTGTCAAACGACTCTTGTGCCGCCTTGTACTCTCGGCGTGCTTTGTCTAATTCTGCCCCCGCAGCGGTCTGGGCCATAGCACCATACTGTTGAGTGCCGTTGTTTACATACTGTTTGAGACGCTTGTTCTCTTCAACCATGTGCTGTGCAAGACGCTCAAGCTCTTGCTTCTCGCGGTAAATAGCTTCTTTGGCACGGCGCTCGTCGTGACGCGCATGGGTCAACTCCTTGATGCGGTCTTGTGCCCCTCTTGTATAGGACTCAATCTCTTCATCCGTGGGGTCTTCCACCTCTCTGTCCAATGGCCTACGGCCACGGTCTTGGACAGGTGTATCGTCAACAATCTCAATTTCAACGTCATCTTCGGGCTGAATTATTTCAACCTTCTGGGTTTTGTTGTCATCAAGTTCGTCAGGAAATTTATATTGCTCTGCCATTTCTGCTCCTTTAAGCGCGGGTTAGCCCACGAGGGTCTTGCACAACAGCGTCCACTTGGTCATCATTGATGAGCCGGAACTCCTTACCAAAGATCTTGAACCGTGTACCAGAATAGGTACGTACAAGTACAAAATCCCCTTCCTTGCACCAAGCGCCTGCGGGAAATTTGGTCTGATCTTTGTACGCATCAGGGCCAACCTTCATCACAAACAACACGGTGGTTGCGCTTTCTTCTTGTTTCATACTGCTTGTATCGCGTACAAGATCAAGCGCAGTACCATCAATCTTTTCAGAGACTGGGGGCACGGCACACAACAGCTTCCAGCCTGTTGGCTCTGGCAGCATAGTGGCTTTTTCTTCGTCAGTAGCGTCTTGCACGGGTGCATCGACGGGTTGGATTACATCAGGCAGGGCGTATTGCCCCGGTTCTAGAACAAGTTCACTCATCGGTTTCTTCTACTTTCTTTGCAAGGTCAAGTAAGTGGCGCTCTGCAATGGCTAGACCCTGAATAGTCCCGCAAAGTTTTTGATACTCTTCAAAAGTGCGACATGCCCCACCAGCGCAGTCATCTGCGTAGTTGTTCATATCGGTGCGTAATTTTTCGCGCAATACGCGTGCGAAGTCTTGAATCATTTAGTTGGTTTCTCCTTAAATTGTTGGTTTCTTGCGTTCATCTCCATTTGTTGCCGTTGACGTTTTAAGTCTCCAGCCTTACCCATTGCGGTAATGTTTGCCGTTGCTTTTTGTTGTTGTATCTGCCCCGCTTTACCCATAGCATCTACTTCAAGGCGCTTGTTGTCCAACTCCAAACGGCCTTGCATCTCTTGCGCTTTAAGTTGCAAGTCTTGTTGTTTGATTTGAATTTCTTGTTGTTTAATCTGTAACTCTTGTTCCAAGCGGCCTTGCATCTCTTGCGCTTTAAGTTGCAAGTCTTGTTGCTTGATTTGAAGTTCTTGCTGTTTGATCTGTAACTCTTGTTGCTGCATCTGGACCAACGGGTCTTGCTGTTGTTGTTGGGCTTGTTGCTGGGCTTGCTGCGCTTGACTCTGTTGTAAAACTTGAGCTGCGGCTTGCGCCATCATGCCGGAAAGTTGTATCTCCATCTCAGGTGGCATCTTCTCTCCCTCTGGAGGCAGAGGCATACCCATTTGTTGCTCTATCTTTTGCCGGTAAGCAAATCCTACGTGCTCCGCAACGTGCGCCATCATTGCACCTTGTATCTGACCGGCCTTGGGGTTTTGTCCAATCAACTGCATGACGGTGGGGTCTTGCATTGCCATCATGTGCACCTTAATATGGGACTCGTGGTCTTGATATAAGAAAGCTTTTAACGGCTCTAGACGCAGCGCTGCCATATTCTCAGACACGGGGTCTTTTGGTTTCATCTCGTCCGGCAGGGGCACAAGCTTGTCAGCATCCTTAATACCCAAAACCTGAAGCATGTTGCGGTGCAACTGCGGCAAGTCATAAATATCGGGAGCCATCTGCGCCATCTGGATGACAGCTTGATACTGCACAACCCGCTGGCTCATTGTTGCCGCGTTGGGGTCACTTACAGGGATGATGTCAATGTGGTCGTAGTCTGATTGTTTAGCCTTGCGGGGTGCATCAATGGGGTCATAGTCGTAATCTGACTCGGTGTAGTCACGGATGATTGCCGCCAACAGACGCAACTCTTGCTTGAATGTGTAGTGCAGACGGGCTTGAACCGCAGACATAACTTTAAGCTGGCGCTCCAAAAGAGCCAGTGTTGTGCCCACAGGAGCCTGTGCAGACATGTCCGACACGTTCATATCCGCTGTTGCGGCAAAACGACGGCCCTCTTCTACGATCTTGTCTAACAGCCCAGCCAGAACTACGGAAGGTTCCTTGTAGGGTAAAGGCAAGATGCTGTCACGCAGTGCCCCAGAACCTATGTCTACGTCTCTCCACTCTCCGGGAGCGATGGGGGTGTCGTCTCCCTTAATGCGCATTCCGCGAGTCTTAAGACCTCCGGGTAAGTTAGAAAGCGTCCCAGCATCGACGAGCTGACGCATGAGACTGGTGGCTGACTTGGCGTATCCTCCGATGAGGTGGAAAAGGCCGAAGCCGTAAGCCCCAAAACCCGGGATGTATTGGTAGTGAACGAAGTGTTGTCGTTTGAGTCTGAGGGAGTCATCTTGGTTCCAGTTTCTGCGGATGGCGAGGACATCATTGCTTCCTTTTATTAGGGTAACTACGTATGGTTGCATTACGCCGGTAGGTTCACCGTCGTCATCTTTATCCTCATCTCCTTCCAACACCAAGTCCACATGGCACTCGTACAGGGTGTAACGCTCGTCATTTAAATCAGAGAAGCCTGTTTCTTTGTCCTTGGCCTTCTTAATGTTGTCTTGTTCTTTGCTAGGGTCAGGTAACTCAATATCACGGTAAAAGCCTGCTTGCTGGAGTTTCAATATCTCGTTCTTGGTCTTGCGCATAACGTGTGTCAAGCGGTAGCAAGTGTCTAAATCGGTCGTTCCGTAGGGCAGAATAATGTCTTCTGCTGGTATAAATATAGATACTTGGCGTCCCAAATTGGGATCATAGTAGACCTTCTTAAACGCCGAACCGGTAGCTGGCAAGCTCCACAACATACGCTCATGCTCAGGGCGGAACTCACGCATGACCTCTGTCAACTCATAGTTCATGTCAGCCTCAACACGAACCGCCGCCTCTTGCTTCTCCGGAGTCTCGTTACCAATTATTTTTGTGCGCACTGGGCCTGCGGCTGGGAACTGTTCAGTAATTGTTTCTGACTGGAACCGCACCACTGCTTCTGTAATCATAGGGTGAAATACACCACAAGCTCCGTTCCAAGGCTCCGTTCTTTCCTCGTAATTCAAACCCAAGAGCTTCAAACCCTCGGTATAGGCTTTCTCCCAATCTTTGCGTGAGCCTCTATCTTGTTCAACGTCTCCGCTCAAGTCTCCCGCCAGTGAAGACATCGCACCCTCGTCCATGTCCTCAGCCAAGTTCACGTTAAAGTCATCCTCTTCTTCACCGGGGATGATGCTTATATCTAAACCACCGGCGCGAATGTTGACCGCTTCAGGATCAACAATTTCAATCTCAACGGCCTCTTCTTCTTGTGCCAGTTCTTCCATGCCTTGGGGTTGTTGGTACAGTGCTTTATCTATGTTGGTTGCCATGATTATCCTTAAATACGTTGCAAATATCCGTATAAGTTAAGCCTCGGTCTTTGCCAAGAAACTCAACTGTTAACAAGTACCGGGTTCCAGCAAAATTGAACACCGTATGCTGTCGTCTCGTGTTGAAGACGTAATACTTGCTAGGCTTATACGCAAGTTCAATGATGGGAAAAGAAACGTCCTCCGTGTCCTCTGCAAATAAGCACTTGCTGCCATTATCTTCCAATAGCATATTGATGCCAACCTGCCGGTCCGTGTCCGAGTGCCATTTGTAGCAGGTATTGGGAGGTAGTTTTATAACGCCCACATGAAAGTCAAATTTATTTTTGGCTAACCACATGAGCATTGGCTCTTTGATCACAAGCTCTATTGGCAGTCGTGCCGCCTCAAAGTTGTAGTAAAGGTGCCAGACCTCATTGTTTTTGCTAAACGCTAACGCCTCGTCCGCAATAGACGACGGAACTAGGAGTTCGTAAAAAAATTGTTCCATCAGTAGTACGCCGCACTGCGACGTTTGAAAAACCGTTGTTCATCTGGCTCATCCGTGTCTAGCGTGATGAAGCCGCCTTGTCTGAATCGAAGCAGTGCTTGGCTGGTCGTGTCCACAAAGTCATCGTGCTCGCCAACGGGGAAGGCCGCAACCTCCTCAATCACTTCGCGTGCCCAACGTGTGTCAGGTGCCCACACCATACCAGAGGAGAACAAGTCCGCAATAGCCTGCACACGCACCATCTTATCGTTTCCACGGCTTGGTGTAAATTCTTGTACAGGGATGCCCATCGCCCTAAGCTCTTGGATCAGTGGCCCACCTGCTGCCTTTTTCTCCACAATGAAGGCATCGGGTTGCCATTCCTTCCAGTGCTTGAAGGCGACTTGTTTGAGTTCTGGGAATGCGATCCGGTCTTTGAAAGCGTCAAGGAGGATAAGCTGGGGCTTGTCGTTCTCCTCCTCGTTGTACCAGACCCCCCAAGTAGTACAGGCAGAATAGTCGGAGGTTGTTTTGGTTTCATGCGCCGTGTCCCATGACTGGATGATGTATTCACAGGTAGGTGGCTCGTCCCCCTCCCATATGCGCCAGTGTTTTCTTGAGATGATTGCCGCCGTGTCTGAGGTCGGCTGCTGCATGTACTGCGCGTTCCAGTAGCGGGGGTCCATTGAGGACTTTGCGCTTTTGAGGGCTTCCAGTGGCCACTGCTCTGGCCAAAGAGATTTCTCGTTCTCTGTGTCCTCGTTCAGAATGGCTGGCAACTCCACAATCTCCCAGCGTGGGCTTTCGGGGTTACTTACCTGATACTGTATTAGTCTGCCGGTTAAGTCCAGTGGCCCCCAGCGCGTCATAATTACTATGATTGCCCCGCCCGGCATCAGACGTTGCAACGGGCCAGTTTGAAACCAACTCCACGCCGTGTCAAACGCTAGACGACTGTTTGCTTTGACGTCTTGTTCCGAGTGAGGGTCGTCGATAACAAATAAATCAGCACCACGCCCAGCCAGAGCGCCACCCACACCGGCAGCATAATACTGGCCACCAGCAGCAGTACTCCACTTTCCAGCAGCCTTCTGATCATCTGCAATAATTGTTTGAGGAAATAGCTCATGATACTGCTCATCATCCAGTAAGTTACGAACCCGCCGTCCAAAATCTTCAGACAGCGACGCAGTGTGCGTTCCCATGATAATTTTCTTGTTAGGGTAATTACCTAGAAAGAACGCGGGGAACAGGTAAGACGAGAACTCGGACTTACCCATACGTGGGGCAATGTTGATAATTACTCTCTTCTTTTTACCCTCAATTACATCTTGGAATATCTTGGCCAACTTTCTGTGGTGTGGCCCTACTTTGAATCCGGGGTAGACGTACTTGGAAAACTCAATTATGTTTGTACGACCGGCGTTGACGCTGTAGCGTTTCTCGCGTTCCTCCAACATACCCATAAGCTCCACCTTTTCCGCCAGACTCAAGGTTGGGAGGGCTTTTTGGATAGCTTGAATCTCAGTTGGACTCAGTGTCAAGTCGTTCAGTTTCATCGGCGGGTTGTTGGTTAGTACTAACTTCGTCTATATCCTCGATAACATCAGCGTCTTGCACGCCCATGAACTTGGCCAGCTTGTCTTTAAGCTTGCGGTCAATCTCTTCATCGGTCAGGTCTGTCTTCTTGACTTCAATTTTGTCGGTGAACAATCCAACTTCGGTAACCCTACCAAGGGCTGTAAGCGCCTTAAGCCGAATACTGGCGCTAGGGTTTTCGCATTCTTCCAACAGTTTGGCTACTGTATAGCCTCGAATTTCTTTGGCCTGTTGGAT